ATGCATTTAAATCATTCTTCATATTTCCAATACCTCTCACATATTGTTGATTGATAGAAATCATTAGGTTCTAATTGATAACATTGATGATCTATTAACATATCTATAACTGTTATAATTATTCCTAAAATTATCATTGCGAACCCCACAATTAATATAATTATTGCTGTATTTTTCATTTTTCTTCCTCTATTCTTTTTATTTGTCTTTCAACTTTATTTTTGTATTGTTCCATTAATTCGTATTCATCATAATTAATCATGTATCTTAATTGATCAATACATACAACTACATCAGCTATTTCTTCTTTTAATGCATTGAGAAGATTTGAATCAATATCTCCCTCTAATCTGTCGTATATTCTTGACCATTTGCATAATACTTTAGTTAGTTCACTCATTTCTTCTATCCATACTGGTATCTGATTTTTAACTCCGTAATGATCAACAATTTTTATGTTTTTTTCTAATAATTCTCTTAATTCCATATAATCTCCTAACTATTCTTGTTCTCTTCTAGGTACCATTACTGCAGTTCCTATTAATTCCAATGCGTTTTCTGTACTCATAACAAAGATGTAAGCAGAGCCTTTTTGTGGAATTTCAACTACAACTTGATATCTGATTCCGTTCTTACCGCAGTCCTTTATTTTTGTGACTATTCCTAAACATCCACACCATTTATGATTTTCATTGAATTGAACTACATCATTTACTTTCATCATTATTTTCCTCTTCTAATACTTCAATTTCTTCTTCTAACTTTTTTCTGTTTTCTCTAATCTTTTTATCTAATCTATTCGATTCTTCTACTAATTCTAAAAAAACAACATCATAATGTCTTTGATTTAATCTAGCTGATATTACTAGATAAACAAGATTAATCACTAATCCTCCTAGTAGGAATCCTGAAAAATATGTACTCTTTTTAAAGATTATTAATACTGTTATATACAACACCCAAAGAACTGCCATTATGTATATTGAAGCATTATTAACAACATCCCAAAAGCTTGGTTCATAATGTTCTTTTAAATATTTTTCTAATTCTTCAATTGTATTTGTTTCACTTGTCATTATTGCTTTATTATCTTGCGAAAAATAAACATCTTGATCTATATATCTTCTATATAATCGCCATTCATTCTTTTCTAAATCTGTTTTGACATAAAAATGATATTTATCTTTTGTATATTTTCTTAATTCATCCAATTTTTTTAATTCTTCCTTACATTCCATCAAACTCAATCTCCTTACCTAAATAATTTTTATAATATCTTTCTGCACATTCTTCTTGCAAAGCCAAATCTTCTTCATATCTGATTTTTCTTTTATCCCAATCAGCAAAACATTTTTCACATATGCATCCACCTAGTACCCACACTAGCTTTCCGACTTTCCCATTTTTTGCTATTGGTTCTCCGCACGTATCACAAATTCCAAAACCGCCCCAATTTAATATTTCTTGCACACTAACATCTGCATAATAATATCCGCATCTGTCTTTGTTTATTTTTCTCATAATTTCTCCTTTGAGATAGATTCAATACAGTCTTTATTGAAAACTAATAAACTATCACAATCCCATCCGTATAAATCCCAATACAACTGATAATCTTTACTTATTAGAACTTCCATAGCATCATATTTTTCTGCTATCTTTTGAAAATCTAATATTTGAAATGCACTTAATTCAAAACCAAACTTACTTTTTACATCAATATGAGGCAAATCATTTAATTGTTTATGATTATCAATAACCAATATTCTTGTTCCTTGCTTTAAATAAAATTTAAAATAATTATCATCAGAATATTTACTTAAATGAAATTCTTGATTTTTACACCAATTCTTCCACCCCATAGTTGAATCAGATCTACTTGCCCATAAACCTCCATATGGTTTAACAAACAATTCTCTTTCTCGAATAGGTTCAAATAGTTCATCAATAAATTTTTTATGACCATAATGAATATATTCTTGTCTTTTAGTTTCCACTTTTAATCCTTTCTTGATAGTCTTTATCATATGCACGCATTATTTCTTTTAATTCTTTATCTTCTAGTGTTTCTATTCCTACCTCATGACATTCTTTTTCTAATCCTTTTATCAATTGCCAAAACTCTTTTGTATCTAATTCAGATGTTCTTTTATAGAAAATGTAACACTCGTATTCTCCCTCAGTTTTATATTTTTTTGCATATGGATAAAACTCTTGTATATTTGTTCCTTTTGGAACTTTTGCACCTTTAATTCTTCCATCTTCAAAAGTAGCTAAGGTGCCATAAGATGTATTGATTTCTATTTTCATTTCCTCATCACTTATGGCATAACCTGTACTTCTGTTATATTTTGCTAGCTCATTTACTAATTTGTGAAAGTATCTGTTTGCTTGTGTACTTCTGATTTTTTTATACTCTGTAATTGTATATTTTTTATCTTTGTCTAATTCAAACAGTCTTTGAGCTAATTCATAAGGATAACCTGTTATTTTCATTAGAATGGTAGATCCTCATCAGATATTTCTATTTGCTCTCCAAAATCTGCATATGGATTATTTTCTTCTTCCTCTTCTTCTTTTTCAGGAACATAATCAGGTTCAGGCAATGGAACAGAATCACTTTTTTTTGGATCTAGAAATTGCACGTTACTTGCAGATATATAAGTTTCATATCCATTAGTTCCATCTTCTTTTTCCCATGTACGAGTTTTAATTCTTCCTGTTATTCCTACTAAACTTCCTTTTTGACAATATTTATTTACATTTTCAGCTTGCTTATCATATACATATACTTTCGGAAAATCTGCAGGTTTTTCATTTCCATCTTTATCTTTTCCGTTATTTACTGCAACAAACATACTCACAATTGAGATTCCACTTTCTGTTGCTCTTAATTCGATATCTTTTGTTATTCTTCCTATTAAATTAACTACGTTCATACTATTCACCCTTTCCTGATCCTATCCATGCTAGGATAACTAATGTTATACAAATTATTATTGTTATAGCTACTGCAGTTTCGTTCATTTTGTTTCTACCTCCGCAACTATTTTTTTCTTATCTCCATCACAAATAAGTGCTATAAATTTAAATCCATCCATTTGTTCAAGAGTAACTTCTGAATAATCTTTTTCCATACTATTTCTCCTCTTTTGGTAAAGTTATCTTTAAATAACCTTTCTTCCCTTTCTTCAATACTTTTTTGGTTTCTTTATATTCTGCTAATTTATTGTGATATCTTTCATGTAGTTCAGTATTTTCAGCAATAAATTTTTCTTCATCATAATATTCCTCTTCTACTTCTTTATCAGGAGTATCAGCAACTAAAGTAATCAATACATCATTTATTGTTCTCCATGTTTTAATATTTGCTCTTTCCATTGCTGATTTAAGTTCTGCTTTTGCTTGATCATATTTTTTTTCTAGTTCTTTAAATGATCTTAATTGTTCTTCTAAAGCTAGAACTTTATCTGTTGCACTTTGAATATCCATTGGCATTAAATCTTGTTCCGTTAAGAACGGATTTTCTTTTACTTTTATTAAATCTTGTCTAAACTGTTCAACTGCTCTTTCAATTTCTTCAATTAAATCTTTGTAATTGTCTTTTGATATCACAAATACTTGAAGATTGTTTTGATTAAATTTTGTACTAAAATCACTCGGTCTTCTATATACTGCTAATACTCCAGTATCTCTTTTTGTATGATTCATATAAAACAACAATTGAACTAAATAAACTTTGTAATCATCAACATTTTCATGTACATCAGATGTTGTTTTTATTTCTAGAATAGATTCAAATGTTTCACCATCTGTATGGCATCTAACATCTCCATCTATATGTTTTCCCTCTCTAAAATCTTTTCCTAATGTTTTGTTGATATATTGTCTTATTTTTGGCTCCATTTCATTTCCATATTCTGTAAACTCATTCCCAGTAAATGGATTATCCTTTAATTCTGCTTTTTCTAGTAATAAATCAAATCTTGATTTGAATTTACTAATTCCCATAATTATTGGAATGTCAGATCCACCGATATATTTATTTCTATCTTCTGTTACACTTGCTTGCATTAGTTAGCTTCACCTAACCTTTCTCCAATATCTGCATGCATTGCAGCATCTAGTGTGTTTAATGCTATTTCAAAATCTTTATTGCTGCTTTTTCCATTTAGTTTGTAAGTAATTGCAATATCTTTCATATCTAAGTTATTTTCTTTGCAATAAGCGATTAATTTATCTCGATAATTTATTTCTGCTTTATTTGCTACTTTTTTGCTAGTTATTGCTGCTTTCTTTGCTGGTTCTTTTGGTGGTTCTGTATCAGGTTTAGTAAAATCTTCTGATTCACTATCTGAATAAATTCCTGAATAAGCAATTTTGCTAAGCTTTAAAACCACTCTGTCAAAGCATCTTTTAAATGCCATTGCATATGGATATCCGCTTTGTTTAAGATTGTTAGGATTAACTTCTCCAACTTCATACAATCCTTGTTCAGGGCAATTGTATGTGTACACTAAAGAATTTGAATAACCCTCTTTGTCTAAACTTACACAATCAGGTCTAAATTTATCTTTTTCTTCTAATGCATCATTTATTTTTAAACATCCATCATGCGAAATAATTAATCCTGAATACATTGCTTCTGATTTATTCTTGTATGAATTAACCAAGATCCAAAAATCACTTTCTAATAAAATTCCTTTATATTTTTCAGATTCAATCAATTCAATTGCTTTTGCTTTTGCTTCTTTGTATTTTGGAGTGTGATAAGTTACATTTAAAGTTTTCCCACCTACGAATTCACTTTTCTTTTCTCCAAATGTATATGTATTTTTTTCTTCTTTTTTGGTTGCTACTGTCTTTGGCATATTATCCTCCTATCTTCTAATTCCTTTTTCGTATTCAATTACTGACTTTTTTGGAATATGTTTTTTTAATTCCGTTTTAAAATTTTCGATTATTGTATCTTTTCCTGCTGATTTCTTTTTTTCTTCTTCTAATTCAGCCATTAAGTTATTTATGCGTGTTATATATCCACCTTTTTGGCTATTCTGCTTTCTATACTTTTTCTTTAACTCTTTTAAATCTGCTTCTACTTTATCTCTCTGTTCTCTTACATTAACAAGTTCAGATTCAGTCATTAAAAGAGTTTTACATTTACTATCAAAATTCTTCTGTAAACTTTCAATTTGAATTTCTTTGCCTAGTATCTCACTATTCTTTTTAGATAACTTTTTATGTGCTTCATTTGCTGATTGCTCTGCTCTTTTTATTTGATCTAACAGATCATCATAATCTTTTTGAAATAATATTTTCATTAGCATTTCCCTTTCAATTAAATTTTCAACCGCACCCTTTAACTTTTTAATTTGTCAAAAACTTATTATCCTCGTTTGTTATTTTTTTCGTATTGTTGTTATATTTTTCCATATCACTTAATAACCATTTAGGAACACAGTCTTTTTCAATAAATAACTGTGCTTTTTCAAGCTCTCTAGTAGTTTTAAAATATCCATCTTTTTTCATCAATTCCAATATTCCGTATTGATTTTTCTTTTCAATTTCAACGTATTTTTTTAATAATTCTGATACATTTGGGAATATTTTCTGTTCAGTTGCAATTTCATCAATTGTATTAACAAAAAGCAAATAATTTTTATCTTGAAATATGCTATACCATGCAGTTATTTGCTCTTCATTCATGTCTTTCAAGTAATATGCAGTTAATTTTTTCATAGCTTTAAGAAATTCCAATTTAGTCATTATTTTCACCTCTTTTTTTCTTCTTCTAGCATTCTATCTATATCTGCCATAGAAATATCTTTTAATGTTTTTTTGTGAACAACTTGTTGATTTAAATAACTTTCAAATTTTGTTCCAAATAAAGTTTCAGGTCTTAAATATACTGACATTTTAGAATCATCAATCCACTCTTCTGTTTTTTTATCAATAACAACTATGAAGTCGTTGAGATTAAATCCCTCGTTCAATCGTGCTTTGATTTTTTCTTGAGTGCTTTTAGTTGAATATTTATAATTACTATTAGTTTTTATATTTAAATAATTAATAACTTCTTTAATAATTTGATTATGATTATGATCATGAGTATGAGTATGAATATGATTATGATGCGTCATGTTGTTTTCGGTTGTTTTGGTTGTTTCGGTTGTTTTCGGTTGTTTTTGTGCATTGCTATTTCCTTTAGGTGCTCCACCCTTTTTTCCATTTTCCGAATTTTGCTTACATCTTTCTTCATACTTTTTGTAATTTTTATCTAAATCAAATTTAATAAAATCAAATACTAATTCTAATTTATCTTCTAATGTAGGTAACTCTTTGTTACTTACATAAAGTAAGATTTTTCTTATTAGCTTTCCTAATTCCTCGTTGGAAAGTGATATTGTTTTGTCATATAGATCTGTATTCAATACAAAAGTTTCCCTTTTCACAAATTTATACACTCTCCTTTTCAAATATTATTTCAACCGTTTCCCCTATTATTTATCCATAGCCATTTTGTATTGACTTGGAGTTCCAGTACAAACTTTAACTATTCCACCATTGCAACTAGCTCCTGTAGTTTTATCTGTACTTTCTAATGTAAATAATTGATATGTTGATATTCCTATAAATGCTCCTGCAATTAATAGCAATGCAACCTTAACCCACGTTCTTAATTTATAAGTTTCCATCTTTTTATCCTCCGAATTGCTTTTTCACTCGAATTTTGATAGAATTAAAGAGTAAAAAAGTTTTTTAAATTTTTTTATTTTGATTCACAAGGTTCGTTCAAAATTTTACTTGTGGATCTTTTTTTATTTGATTCCTAAATCTTTTTTAATCATCCATGTAAGAGCTACTTTTGTTTTTCCTTTTGGAATCCAACAATTAGCTTCTTCCATTTTTAATCTAATACGTTTTATATACTCTAGAGCATTTGCATATGACATTGTAGGAATGATTTTTTGCAGATCATAAGCTGATAAGTATTGTTGCTCTAGAATCTCTTTTTGTGTCTTGTCGGACATTTTTTCACTCCTTTTGTTTAGTTTTCTAAACCTTTATTGTAAAAAAATAAGTTTCTACTTCAGCTAACGGAATATGTAACAATTTGCATATTCTATAAATATCTTGAGTATTAAATGATAAATTATTATTTAATCGTTGATTCAAAGAACTTCTCGACATAGGAATATCATTTGCCAAATTATCTTGAGTATCATAATATTGTTTTATTTTTCCCTCCAAAGCACTATGATCAAATAATATTTTTTCTTTTTCTGTGCTAATATTATCCGTTTCCATATTTTCCTCCTTTAAGTTTAGTTTTCTAAACTCAATTTAAGTATAACACACAAAAATTAAAAATCAATACTTTTTTGTTTAGTTTTTTAAACTTTTTGTAATTTTACACTTTTATTGTGTTATAATAAAAATGAGTTTAATCTTCTTATTGAAAGGAAGTGATTTTTGTGGAAAGCACATTTAAAGAAAGATTAAATGAAATTATGAAAGAAAATAATATATCACAAAGCAAGATAGTTCAATATACAAAAATTAACAAAGGTGCACTCAGTTGCTATTTAAAAGGATTATATAATCCAAAACGTGAAAATATTATAAAACTTGCTACTTTTTTTAATGTAAATCCTGATTGGTTAGAGGGAAAAGATGTACCAAAAGAATCAAGTTTTACACATGTTGATTATAATAATTTTAATTCTGTAGGCAAATATTTTAATATTGTTGTTTCGACTAATAAAAAAGGATTGGATGATAATATGATTAATATGATTGCCCACATTTTAAAAAATAATGATATTATTGATAATGTTTCCGAATTAACAAATAAAAGTAAAGAAGAAATTATTTCGTTTATTAGCGACAATAAAAATAAATTAATTGACAAAAAAATATTAATTGACATTAATAACGAAATTAAATAAAAAAGATCTCGTGCTGGAACACGAGATCATACCCTAATATAATCAGGGGCATAAAAATAAAAAGTCCGACAAGACAATTCTTTTTCTATGCCCTTTAATTATACTAGATTTATTAAAAATAGACAAGATAATTGGAGGTAAAATTATGGCAGTTTACAACGAAAAAGATAAGAAAAAATGGACTAAGGATGGTAGGCATTGGTATTATGTCGTTACTTACTTAGATACTAAAGGCAAAAGAAAATATAAATATTCTAAAATGTTTATTGATAGAGCAACTGCAGAAGCTGAAGAACTAAAATTTAAAACAAAACGAGATAATCCTGCATTAGTAAAATTCAGTATTGTTGCTAGTGAATATTTTGATTACTTAAACAAATCAAGAAAAGAAAGTACAGCTTATACTTATATACGAGATTATAAGTGCCATTTAATGCCCTATTTTGATGATTTTTACATAAATAATATAAATACTCAAGTTATCCGTGAATGGCACGAAGAAATGGATAAAAAAGGGCTCAGTGTTAAATATTTAAATAAGATAAATGGAATTCTAATAAATATATTTAATTATGCTATAAAAAATTATTCATTAGAAAAGAACGTTGCTAAGGAATATGGCTATTTTGAGAGAAAACGAGAAGAAGTTATTCCAGATAATCAAAAACTTCAGTATATTACGTTAGAAGACTTTAACAAATTTATATCGTTTGTTGATGATCCTTTATGGCATACATTCTTCATATTTCTATTTTATACTGGTATGAGGAAAGGCGAAGTTCAAGCTCTTACATGGAATGATATTGACTTTAATTCAAATGAAATTGTTGTTAATAAAACACTTTCGATAAAAACGAGTCAAGATTATAAAATTACTGCTACTAAAAATTATGTTAATAGAAAAATAAAAATGAGCAAAACTTTGAGAGAAACTTTAATAACATATAAAAATGAATGTAAAAAATATAGTGACTTTAAAGAAAATTGGTTTATATTTGGAAATACAAGATTTCTTCCACAAACCACAATCGACAGATATAAGCATAAATATTTTGAATTATCAGGAGTTAGAGAAATAAAAATTCATGAGTTCAGACATAGTCATGTATCATTGTTAATTAACGAATATATAAAACAATGTAGAACTAAAAATGTAAAAATTGATATTGCTAAATTCTTTTTAATGTTAGCAAACAGATTGGGGCATTCAGTTGAAACAATGCAAAAGATATATATGCATTTATTACCTACCGTACAGGATGAAGTTGTTGATATACTAGACAACTTATAATTTGTAGTTAAATATTAAGAAAGGAGTTAAAATGTTGAGGTAATTTTGAGGTAAAAAAATAAAAACCGTTGAAATTCAACGGTTATAGACTATTGGTGACGAGTACGGAAAACACCATTTTACTTTCTTTAAATATAAACATATTTGATTTTATTGGTTTTTATTTAATATCATTTCTTTTTATTGCTTTATATTTATAGAAAAATTATACCTTTTTTTGAGGTAAAAATCAACATTATTTAATGTATGAAATGCAGACATTTTAAAATAAGAAAGAAAAAAGGAAAAGTATATTATTATTGTACTTTAAAAAAGAAAGAGGTATCGTTTTCCTGTTATCGGGAATGTGATAAAAAAGAATATAAAGAATATAAGCCTATCAAGAAACGTACATATAAGCTTGCTAAGAGTGAAAAAGAAAGATTTAGCATAATTTATAAAGACTTATCTAAATGTTGCGTAGATGGATGTATTGCACCTTATAATCAAGTAGAATTAAACGAAGTGTTTGAGGGAAGTTATAGAAATAGATCTATCGAATATGGAGCAGTATGTCCTATGTGCAAAATGCACCATGATCTATTCCATAACAATAATCTTTTCAATTTACAATACAAAGTACTATTTCAGCAAGAACTTGTTAGTTGCTATTCTCTTGATTGGTTTATAAAAACATTCGGACAGAACTATGAGGTTAAATTAAAAAAAGCACTAGATAAAATAATTTAGTGCTTCTTTTTGTCTTAACTCAATTGTAGTATCGCAATCAAGGACCACATAATATTTATTCTTTTTTTGTTGAACAAATACTATCTGATAATTAGTATTGAATCTTTCATTGAATTCTTTTACTTCTTTTTCATTGAGAATTCTAGTCTGATACATCTATATTCCCCCTTTCGCAGATGTATATTAAACTAATAGATAAATATATGCAAATGACCAATTTTTAAAATTAATGTAATTTTAAGACGCAATTTTTCATTTTTATACAGTAAATTGTCATTTATTGTGCATAAATGCCTCTTAAAATACAAATTTGCACAATTTTTTAGAAATTTTGTGCAAATAAAAAAAAGACTAGTGATTTATTTCACTAGCCTTAAATATTATTTATACTTCTAATAGATATTTTGATTTAATCCAAACATTTCTACCATCTATATTTAACATAGCAGAATCTGTTGGAATATCTATTTGTTGTACAACATAAACATTATCATTTTTTACTATACTTCCAGCATATAACACTTGATCTATTCTATTGTTTCCTCCAACTTCTTCAAATGGTCCACTTGGAATATGATGATATTCTCTTGTAGGGTTGCCACCAATTAAAGTATTAGAAACAAATGTATTGTCACGTGCTCTAACACTATTAACATAGAATGTTCCGTTAAATTTAACTTTGCTTCCTTTATGTAGAATTTGATCTACTTTTTCTCCCGAACCATCATATGGTGGTTTTCTATATGGTCTCATAATTGAATATGTACCAAATAATCTCATTTTACCTGCTAATCCTCCATTATGTGAAGTATTATTTTGATCAAATATGTTACCATCACCTACTGCTATTCCTATATGACCATATCCACTTCCATATGAAGAACCATAAACTAATATATCACCTCTTTGTGGAGTTCCATTTACTTTTTGAGCGATTCCCTCATTTATCAAAGTATTAACCCAGTCTTTTGCATTCCCTCTAGGATGCATTTCATATCCTAAGCACTCATTTAAATATCTTTGTACCAATGAAACACATTGACCAGCATAACCCCATGGAACATCTACTTTTTTTCCAGTATATTTGCTTATAAAACTTTCCAAACTAATCATTATGTTCTTCAGCTCCTTTCATTTCTGATTGGTATTTTTCAAATGCTTCCTTTTCTTCTTTTTCATCAATACCCTCTTGTGATGTAGCTTCTATCATTTCTTCATTCATTGTTTTCATCTCCTTTTATCAATTTATTTAAATTATGAACTATATCATATGTTCCTCCTGCAATTAACCCTGACAGAGCAATTGCTACTTTAAAATCTTTTGTAATAAAGAATTCAATTACTGCAACAATTAAACCTACAAACAAATTTTGAATAGGTATAATTTTATTTGATAATTTAGGATTCTTTTTTGAAATAATTCCCAAAACAAATGTAACTAATATCGTTACTAAACTAACAATATATTCTAATTCCATAAATACCTCCTATTTATTTATTAAATAATCTTGTAATTCTTCTTGTGCATGTTGTAATTTATCAATCGAATTCCCATTTATTTCATGGCTGACTAAAGCAAGTACAGAATTACAAAGAACTTTTGTAAATGAATCCTGATCCTTTGAGTCATCCTCCAGTTTTCTTATTCTTAGTTCATGATCCTTTAAAGCTTTATCATGCATTGTTACTTTGCTTTCTTTTTTCCAATTTAAAAGGAGGTTTATTGCTCCTCCTATAACTGAAATGCCGCCACAAATAGCCAATAAAACTATAAAGAATGTTTTTATTTCTTCAAAGTTCATTTTTATTCCTTTCTCTTATTCATTTTTTACATATAAAAAAGTGATATATCCTCTTAAATTGCTTCTATCCATTGTACTTCGGATTGTGTATGAAGTTGCATTAACATCGGCTACTTCAATTCCATTGCCAGCTACAGTATTAACAAAAGGCAATGAACAAGTATTACCATTTTGCCATATTGCAAATGATTTTTGAGAATCACACCAAATTATATCAACATTTGAAATCCCATGATTTACTACTTCTGAAGAACCATTTATCAGTTTTGATCTATAAAAACTTTTTCTATAAACTTTTCTCCCATCAAACCACGTTCCAACAACTTCTTCATTATATGAAAAAGACAATATATCGCTTAATTTATTTTGTTTATGAACAATACTTGAACTATCTAAATAAGCATTGTCATTTAATCTTATTGATTTTGCCATATTTAATATAGCTATTGATAATTATTTCCATTTACCTATTGTAATAAAACCACCTGATACATTTTCTACAGTAGCATTTACTAAATAATTTCCTAGCATAAGTCTTATTTTATCTTCTGATGTGGGATAGCCTGCCACTGTAAATCCGTTTGCCCAATATGGTCCTGTGTCAGTAATACTTGTTATTACTAAATAATTCGTATCTTTATAACTATATGGAAGATTAATATCAATTACTGCAGAACCATATGCAGAAATATTTACTAGATTTGTTTTTCCCCAGCATATCAAAGTTCCATCTTCCATCTTTGCATAATTGGATTTATTGTCTTTTATATTACTAAGAATAGTAGATAATAATTCTTGATTATGTACTATTCCACTACTATCGAAATAATTATCATTTTTTAACTTAATACTTTTCACATTAAGATTTCATTTAAGCAGTTCTTTTCCATATATATACTACTAAATATGGTGGCATATTGTCATGTGCAACCCCTTGTCCTCCTTGCCCATTTTGACCAGGAAGATTTATACCATATCCAGTTCCATGACTACCCCAAACACCACAACTCCATTGACCATTAGATAATGTTAAAATTCCTGGAGTTGATGATGGCATATTATCTTGAGATAATTTAACTGTAGCAGATCCCCCAGTATCTCCAGCCGAATACTTGCTACCCGCACTCAACAAAAATCTGTCTTCAATTTTTTCCCATGTACCACCAAAATAAGTGCTTGGATTTATGTCTTGTATGTTCATATATATGGAACCAATTGGAAAATACGGGCAGACATAGGTTTCGTTTTTTAATTTAATGCCTCTACCCATAATTTTCACCGAGGAAGCTTAAACTACTTCCTCCTTTGCTCCAATGTAAAAGGAAGAAGTTAAATAGCTTCCTCCTCTCGTATGTATGTATGTATGTATGTATGTATGTATGTATGTATGTATGTATGTATGTATGTATGTATGTATGTATGTATGTATAAGTCTACAAGTATTATGA